AACTGGTGCTGAAAGAAGCCGAGGCTGCACGCTGGCTGACTAAAGAGGAGCTTGATTCTGTTCCGTGGCTTCCGGCGGACCAACTTCTTTTAGCGCAAATTCGTCCTGCATTATAATTTTTTATGATAAAACCCTCTCTTTAGCTTTCTCAAATTTCCATTTTTCACCCAGATATAATAATCATGATCCAAAGCCTCTGAGTCGAAAGACTCAGGGGCTTTTTTTATGTCTGGAGGTGAGCATTTTGTTATTCCGCACCATCACTATCATTATTACCATCGTATTTTAAAGCGCAGCTGCGCAGAAAGGAGAAAGCATTATGAACTTTTGGTCCGAAATCGTCAAAGAGGTTGGCACCGTCCTGGTGGAAGTCCTCGTCCGCATCGCTGAAGAAATGGAAAACAACGATTGAACAAAATACATTGAAAAGGAGATTTTACTATGCCCGCAAATGTTGAAACGATGTTCTCTGTCCGTGAGACCCCTTGGCACGGCCTTGGCCGTATCATTATGGATGCCCCTGCAAGCCGTGAAGCCTTGGAACTGGCCGGTCTGGATTGGCAGGTGGAAAGCCGTAATATCTATTCCGGCACGGGTGCTATGATCCCCGGCTATCGCGCAAATGTCCGCAGCACCGATGATGCTGTTCTGGGTGTGGTATCCGACCGCTACCGCATTGTGCAGAACGAAGAAGCATTTCAGTTCACCGATGACTTGCTGGGTGAAGGTGTTACTTACGAAACTGCCGGTTCTTTGCAGGGCGGCAAGAAGGTCTGGATGCTGGCAAGGCTTCCGAGGAAATATCTTATCGCTGGAGATCAGGTAGTACCATATCTTGTGATCTTCAACAGTCATGACGGCAGTTCTGGTGTGAAAGTGGCCATGACTCCAATCCGTGTGGTCTGCCAGAATACTCTGAACCTTGCGCTGAATACAGCAAAGCGCAGCTGGACTGCACGCCACACCGAAAATGTTCTGCTGCGGGTGCAGGATGCCCGTGAGACCCTGCAGCTGGCCAGCAACTATATGGTTGAACTCGGCAACCGTGGCGAAGAGCTGGCTCGCATCGATTTATCCGATCACAAGGTGCAGGAGTTCATCAATGAATTTTTCCCGATTTCTGAGGACCTGTCCGATTGCCAGCGGAAGAATAATCTGCGCCTGCAGGAAGAGCTGAAGGCTCGCTACTACAACGCACCGGATCTGGAATGGGTCGGCAAGAACGGTTGGCGCTTTATCAACGCAGTCTCTGATTTTGCTACCCACGCAGACCCTCTCCGCAAGACCAAAAACTACAACGAGAACCTGTTCCTGCGCACCGCAGAGGGCAACCCCATGATCGACAAAGCCTACAAGATGGTGCTGGCAGCAGCATAAAGGAGCAAGCCATGAATGATGTAAATAACCGCATTTTCAGGGAATTCACGGAATTCTTTGACAACATTGAGAAGAGTGCTTCTGAAATCAGCGTTACCACGGCTTATGAGATCACGATGAAAAGTACCATCAGCACCGCCATTATTGTTTTGGAATCCGAGGGCCGACTGGAGGAGCGCTACTGGAACCATCTCAGGGTGCAAAATAATATTCTGGATTTTCTTTACGACCTGTGGGTTGGCTCTTGCCATTCATTGGCCAGCGACTTTTCCACGATCATGAAAGACTTGGTGGAATATGACTTCATTCTTGCCGAATCTATTATGAAAGAAAGGATGCAAAGCGCATGAAAAGATTGATTTCAACTTTGAACCTGTCCAAAGAAGATTGGCTCCGTTATCGTAAATGCGGCATTACCGGCACGGATGCCGGTGCTATTCTGGGTGTGAATCCCTACCGCTCGGCATTTCAGGTGTACCACGATAAAATCAGCGATACCACTGAAAATATCGACAATGAGGCCATGCGGCAGGGACGTGACTTGGAGGATTATGTGGCGCAGCGCTTCACCGAAGCAACCGGTCTGAAGGTACGCCGTGCAAATGCCATCTACCAGAGCGAGGAACATCCGCTGCTTCTGGCAGACTTTGACCGCCTGATCGTTGGGCAGAAAGCCGGGCTGGAATGCAAAACGGTCTCACCGTTCTCTGCGGACAAGTGGGCGGATGGCAAAATCCCCGCACATTACATGGCTCAGGTCAATCACTATCTGGCTGTCAGCGGTTTTGACTGCTGGTACATTGCTGCTCTGATTTTCGGGAAGGAGCTGGTGATTCACAAGATCACAACCGACAAAGAAGTTCTGAACAACCTCATTGCCAAGGAAGAGCACTTCTGGAAATACAACGTGATGCCCGAAATTCCGCCTGTACCTACCGGAAGCGAGGGGGATACACAGCAGATCAATCAGCTATACTCTGCAGATGATCGAAACAAAACTGCCGATCTAAATCCCATCCGTAATCTGTTGGACAAGCGACAGGAGCTTTCCACCCAAATCGAGCAGATGGAACAGGAGAAAACGGCCATCGAGCAGCAGGTCAAGCTGCAAATGCAGGATGCTGCCTATGGCACAGCACCGGGTTATAAGGTATCGTGGGTATCCTCCGAAAGCAAGCGTGTGGATTCCCAGCGTTTGAAGAAAGAACAGCCCGATATTTTCAATCGGTACAGCAAGAATGTAAGCAGCCGCAGGTTTACCATTATCCATGCAGCATAATTTTTGTACGCCTATAGGCACACAAAATTCGCGCTTCAGCTATTTTTATTTAATAGAAAAGCACAATACTGTTTACACAATAATAATTGTATGCTAAGATAAGAATATGAGGTGATGCACGATGGTTCTGCGCAAAAGTTATTTGGATAAGATCATTCCTTTTATCGATCAGGATCTGATCAAAGTTCTGGTTGGAATCCGGCGCTGTGGAAAAACAGTCCTTCTCGGTCAGATCAAGGACGTGCTCCTCCAGCGCAACATTCCCGCACAGAACATTATTCAGGCCAATTTTGAGTCCATGCGCTTCCGCAACACCCGTACTGCGGAAACGCTTTACGACTACATCGCAGAAAAAGCGGAAGGCTGTACCGGCAAAATCTATATTCTTCTGGATGAGATTCAGGAGGTGGAGCGCTGGCAGATTGCAATCAATTCTCTTCGTGTCGATTTCGATTGTGATATTTACCTGACCGGCTCCAATTCCAAGCTGCTTTCCGGCGAACTGGCAACCTATCTTTCCGGACGATACATCCAGATTCAGGTTTTCCCCTTTTCGCTGGCCGAAGCAAAACAGCAATGCATTGAAAACGGAACCTATACTTCGGATGAAAAGCTCTTCGCAGACTATTTGAAGTACGGCGGTTTTCCGCAGCGTTTCTTCCTCCCTGACGATCATTCAATCACCACCTATCTGGACGATCTTTACGAGGCTATCATTGTCCGTGACATCATGCTGCGCCACAATATTCGCGAACAGACCGCATTACGTAATGTCCTTGCATTCCTGCTGGACAATATCGGCAATCCGTTTTCTGCCCGTAATATCAGTGGACGCATGGTTTCGGAAGGAATCAAGACAACCACTGCTACCGTACTGAACTACGTTGATTATTTCAAGGAAGCCTTTATCCTTCTGAATGCAAGCCGCTATGATATCAAAGGAAAAGCGCTCCTGTCCAGCACAGAAAAGTACTATGCAGTCGATCTTGGGCTGCGGAACGTTATCAAGAAAAGCGAAAAGCTTGACAGCAACAAGCTGTATGAGAACATCGTATATCTGGAAATGCGGAGCCGTGGCTATGAAGTTCAGGTCGGCAAACTGGACGACACCGAAATTGATTTTATCTGCTACCGTGGAGATGAAAAGCTCTATATTCAGGTTGCTTACCTGATCACTCCCGCCGATGAAGAACGGGAGTTCGGTAATCTTGAGCGGCTGCACGACAACTATCCTAAGTATGTTATCAGTGGTGATTTGATGAATTTAAGCCGAAACGGAATCATTCATCGAAACATCATTGATTTTCTGCTCAATCCGTAATTTTCACATCATGGGGCACAACAGTTGACGCTGTTGTGCCCTTTTTTCTTTATCAAAATTGGAGGCATTCTTATGGAAAATCCATTCGTAAAATTATTTGCTATCGACTTCAAAGATCATCTGGAAGTCAAAAAGTCCGGCAACACGGAACTGAAATATGTAAGCTGGGCGTATGCCTGGGCAGAGGTGAAGAAGCTGTACCCTGCTGCCAGCTATGAGGTCAAGAAATTCAACGGCCTCCCCTATGTTTATGACCCCATAACCGGCTTCATGGTGTATACCACTGTCACGATTGAGGGCGTTTCGCATGAAATGTGGCTGCCTGTACTGGATGGCGCAAACAAAGCCATGAAAGCCGTGCCTTATACCTACACAACCCCGAAATGGGACTACAATCCGCAGACCCGCCGCCGTGAAAAGATCGGTATGGAAGAACGCACCGTAGAAGCAGCCTCCATGTTCGATGTAAACAAGGCTATCATGCGGTGCTTGGTAAAGAACCTTGCTATGTTCGGTCTTGGTCTCTATGTCTACGCCGGAGAGGATTTGCCGGAAGATGCTGCACCGCAGCCGGAGGCAGAACCGCAAAAGCAGCCGAGACCGAGATCCGCTACCCCGAAGCAGGAACAGCCGCCTGTGCCCTGCATCTGCGCCCGGTGCAATCAGCCCATCAAGAGGGTCAAGCTAAAGGACGGCTCCATCATGCAGGCCGCAGAGTTTGCAGCTACCCATGAGGGGATGTGCGCAGACTGCTATAAGGCAACCAGATTGAACGTAGCATAATAACAGCTTCAATAATTCTTGGTACTTGTGCGGATTTGCACATTATGTTACATTTACAATAGTGAGTTTTCTTAGAAGGGAGCAGTACATGAGAAAGTTGAAATATCCGATTGGCATCTCGGATTTTGCCGAGATGCGCAACAACGGATACTATTATATCGACAAAACAAATCTGATCGTTGACCTCCTTGATAAAGGGCCGGTTGAAGTAACTCAAATTACTCGCCCTCGCCGCTTCGGAAAATCCCTTGGTATGAGCACTCTCGCAAATTTTCTGGATATCCGCAAAGACAGCAAGCAACTGTTTGAGGGATTGGCAATCTCCAAAAATACAGAACTTTGCAAAAAATGGATGAACCAGTGTCCTGTGGTATTTTTCTCTTTCAAGGACACGGACGGTCTGACCTTTGAAAGTGCCTATGGAATGCTGTGCATGAAACTGGCATTTGCGTTTCAGGATTATCAGTTTCTTTTGGATGACGATGCTATTTCTGACGATGACAAAGGCATCTTTAAGCGAATTCTGGGACGCACTGCATCCATAGATGAAACCAAAAGCTGCTTTTTGCTATTGACCCGGATGCTGGAAATCCACTTCAAAAAATCGGCGGTCGTCATTCTGGATGAGTATGATGTTCCCATTGCAAAAGCCAGCAGCAACGGATATTATTCGCAGATGCTGGACGTGATGCGGGCTATGATGAGCACCACGCTCAAAGACAATACTTCGCTTGACTTTGCTGTTATTACCGGCTGCCTGAAAATTGCAAAAGAAAGCATCTTTACCGGGACGAACAATTTTGTTTCGGATACGATTCTTTCTCCCCGGTTGAGCGAATCCTTTGGTTTTACACAGGCAGATGTAGATCAAATGCTGAAAGATGCTGATCTTGAATCGCAGTCTGCTGAAATCAAGGCATGGTACGACGGTTATCATTTTGGCGATGCAGACATTTATTGTCCATGGGACGTGATTAGTTATCTGCGGGATTTCCAGTATGGTGTAGCACAGAAGCCGAAAAGCTATTGGAAAAACACCAGTGATAACGCCATCATCCGTTCTTTCATCGACTATGCAGGTGACAATATCACCACAAAGCTTGAAACGCTGATGGCTGGCGGCTCTATTATTCAGCATATTGAAGAAAACCTGACCTACGATTATCTGCACTCCTCTGAGGAAAATCTTTGGAGTGTGCTGTATCTGACAGGCTACCTGACCAAGGTGCGGGATAAGGATCTGACGGATTCGCTGCCGGATGGCTGCTCTGCGTTGATGATTCCCAATGCAGAGATTCGGGAAATTTTTGAAACCACTGTAAGCAAATGGTTTGATGACAGTGCAAAGGCATGGAACCGCAGCCCGTTGTTTGATGCAGTCTGGAGCGGAAACAACGAAGCTCTGACAAAAGAGATGACCAAGCTGCTGCGTATGACCATCAGCTACCACGACTACCGGGAGGATTTTTACCACGCTTTCCTTGCAGGCATCTTTACTGGTGCTGGCTATGTGGTAGAATCTAACAAAGAGCATGGCGAGGGGCGCAGCGATGTCATTGTAAAGGATATCCGCAATGGCCGTGTGGCGATTTTTGAAGCCAAGTATGCAAAAACTCTGGATGCTCTGCCGGATGCCTGTGATACTGCTATTCAGCAGATCAATGACCGGATGTATGCGGCGGACTTCCGGGATGACTATGATGACATCCTCTGCTATGGCATCGCATTCTTCAAAAAACGTTGCATGGTAAGAAAAAAATAATTATCTACTGGGGAGTATCTTCGGATGCTCCCTTTCACTTTTTACAGGACAATCCATTTGGATTGTCCTGTTTTTATTTGGAGGCACACAATGAAAGAAGAAAAAATCAAAGTCCTTGCGCTCCTGCCAATGGAGCTGCCAAAGGAGATTGATCTGGACAACACCCTTGAAGCCATGCAGAAGTTTGTAGGCGGGCTGATCGAATGCATCACATTGAGTGATACCGGTTCAGAGGTCACACTGATCTGCAATGATGAAGGCAAGCTGCTTGGCCTGTCTCTCAATCGTCCGCTGTGGGATGGAGCCGATGTTCTTGCCGGGCCGGGATTTCTGGCCGGATGCGACAACGAAGGGAATCTGACTTCCCTGCCGCAGAGTGCAATGGATTTCTACAAAGAGAATTTCAGAGCTTTTATCATTGAAATCTAAGGAGGACAGATTATGACCTTTCATGCAATGACCGAACACTACGAAGAGATCACGGTTTGCGGAAAGCCTGCGCTGTTCACCAGCATCCGCATCAAGAGAGATACCATTCCGGATGGTCTGTACGCCTACGATGTTCGGCATGATGACGAGTGCCGGGGCATCCCTTGTGAGATTGCGCCCTTTGTGATGGTCAACCACTGGGGCACCATTATTCTTGCGGAACCGCTGGAACTGCCGGATGATGGGCGGCGATATATTGACGAGGACACCGACTGGAACTACGCTCCTTTGGATGGCGAGGACACCGCCAATCACAAACCGTGCACTACCATTTCTGATTTTATGACTGCCTATGCCCACTAAAACTGTATTAAAAATACCGTATATTCTGTTTTGTATTAAAACCAGCCATTTTCAGGCCATTTCAAGGTGCAAAACACAGTCTTAAAAATGTCGCTCGTTATCTTTGAGCCAGAAAGGAGACTCATGAACATCTATGGCTATTGCCGTATCTCTACGGCAAAGCAGAGCATCGACCGTCAGATCCGCAACATCAAGGCTGAATACCCAACTGCCCATATCGTGCAGGACGCCTATACTGGCACATCCATTTTTCGCCCGGAATGGCTGAAGCTCTATCGGATTCTGAAATCCGGAGATACAGTGGTGTTCGATTCGGTGTCCCGGATGTCCAGAAATGCAGAGGAAGGCTTTGCTCTGTATGAAGATCTCTATCATAAGGGTATCCGGCTGGTGTTCTTGAAAGAACACCACATCGACACCGAGACTTACAAAAAAGCCCTGTCCGACAGCATTGCCATGACAGGGACAAATGTGGACTTCATCTTGAAGGGCATCAATGAGTATCTGATGGCCTTGGCAAAGGAGCAGATCAAACTGGCCTTTGAGCAGTCCGAAAAAGAAGTTGCCGATCTGCACCAGCGCACCCGTGAGGGCCTTTTGACTGCCCGGTTGAACGGTAAGCAGGTTGGTCGCAAAAAAGGTGTTGGCTTTGAAACGAAGAAAGCCAGAGAAGCCAAACAGATCATCCGTACCCATTGCAAGACCTTTGGCGGCACACTTGACGATGCCGAGTGCATGAAGCTCACCGGTCTTGCCCGGAACACCTATTATAAATATAAGCGTCAGATTCGTGCTGAACTGATGGCTGAACAGGATTTGCCGAAAGGAGCAAGTATCTTTTATGAACCGCCAAAATCATTCTGAGCCGGAGAACCGGCTCACTTTGGAGGAACAGCAGGAGTTTTTGAAGCTTCTGGCCCGTCTGTCCCCTGAACAGCGTGAAGCACTGAAAGAAGTGCTCAAGTCCTTTACTTAACAAAAATGTGCAGGGCGGCATTGCTGCTACCCTGCACATTTTTATTTTTTGTTATGCACGTTCTACTCTAATGCTGCCAGTACGCGCATCTTTAATCACACGAAAGCGATTTTTGCACCCTGTGCACATTTTGGTTTGGTTCGTTCCACCTGTCGCGGGCAGACGCATCAACACACGACCACAATCCGGACATTCTACAGAAATCATTGCCATGAGAAACTACCTCCCAAAATTATTCAATTGTCGCCAAGTGATTCGGCTTAGTTGCCATCACAAGAATCTTTTTAAGCCCCTTTGTCTCCTGTAGTTTTTTCTGGTACTCCACTTCACTGGGGAATTCATTGTTCAACCATTGGATGTAAAAAGCATACGACCCCTTCTGTGCAAACATATCATCATACATTTTGTTCAACACACACTGATTGCCTGTTACTTCACCCAGTGAATACTTTTTCACGATTTCATAAAATTGATTACGATGTTCCACGGCTTCTTCATAGGAGTGACATTCCAACGCGTCCGGAACAGTTCCGAAAATGATTTTCAGTTCAAGATTTGCAAGCAGCGACATGGTAAATTTAATTTTAGGCTCATACGATGTTACGACATTATTATTTTCATCAACCACATCATACTGAATGGCAAATCTTACAGCTGTATCAAACTGCTCTTTCGCTGAAGCGTTCTTCTTCAGATACGAAAGCATCTTGTTGGCATAGATTTGATACTGTACCTGCTGGTTTGCCTCTTCCATCTCATCCGTCCAGTCAAAATCCAGCGGATGCTCTTTGATCCATGTACATATAAAATTGACTTTTTTCTGTGCTACATCCCTCTCTGCTTCTGTATACAAAGAATAATAGTTTTGGCACTCGGAGATGTCCCCCATTCTGTCGTCCAGCGCCTTATAAAGATAACACTCAATTTTAGCCAGTGCAGAAATATTCACGTCCGGATTCTGCAAATGCTTTTCCAACGACTCTGCCGACCAGAAATCCATAAATTCTTTGCGTTCAGCCGCAGTTTTCGCCCTTTTTGCGGCACGTTCTTTTGGATCTATCAGCAGTTCTTCCAGCGTGCTCTTGTCTAATGGAGATAATATTTTAAGCAACCTGCTGATTTCCGGCTCCGTAAAGTAGTCTGCCTGACTGCATTTAATGTCATGGCTCATAAACATGCATCTACCGTTTTCCGTGTTATTTTCGATTTCTCTCGTATAAAGGTTTTTATACAGTTCAATATTAAAATTATCTACAAGCACTCTCAGCAATTTAATGATGGTTTCATTGTTCTCCATTGCCGGGATATCCCATGTCTCATTTTCCGGGAGTTCTGCCAGTAGTTTTTTTACCTTCTTGGTTGCTGACCAGAACTTCAAATGTCTCAAGAAATCGCAATCGCCGCTGTAACCGAATCGATATGTTCCAAGCTCGCAAACATTGCCACTCATTCGATCTTCATCCGGAAGAGTCATCACTGTATAGCCGGATAGTTTTAGTTCATCATAATCTACTGCAACCGTGTCGTCATCCATATCTTTTCCGCGAATAATGCAATAAAGTTTTTCCGGCGTAAAAGCAAGAAAGTCGCTGTAAAAAGCAGCAATTGGGCCGTTAGCTTCCTGGTCAACATCACCTGCATACTTTGCATAGTATTTTTCAAATTCTTCTGAGCCTTTTAAGTACAGCGCATCTCCCTTGGTCAGTTGCTTATCAGCCATTATCTTGTAGAAGCACTGAGTTTCCTCTTTGGGGTGAGTCGCCGTATACTTTTTGCCGCCAAGTTCTGACTGCATCCGAATCGCATACGGTTCCAGTTCGGTTTGCAACAGTGCATACTTTTTGACAAGCCGTTTTGCAAACTGCACATCTGCTTCCAACTGTTCTAGGTTGTTCCCTTCCATATCCAGATTCATCTGATATTTCAGTTTGAAAATACAGATTTCTTTTGCGCAGTCCACAAACGAATCGTAAATACCAAGGTATTTTGTAATATCCTCCAAATCTCCCGCCCCACTGCCAAAATACAGATATGCGATTGCATAGAGATTTGCATCATATGGATACTGCATGGTATAGGTTTTCAAGAACTCCGCTATCGTGTTCTTATCAATGCTACCTTGGTCAAAAATATCTACCAATTCTTCGCATATATTTTTCTCCTGCTGTGCACTGACCAGAATATCCGTTTCTATTCCAAGCGAATCGGTATACTCAATGTCAACATTATCCCCAAACGCCCGGAAGATCATATCAATGGCCCGTTCGTATTGCTCTGTATCAAACACAGCTTTTAATTTTTCCGCAAAGGCCCTTTGTTCTTTACTTGCATGTGCAGAATCCATAAAAGAGTTGGCAAATCGGTTCACCGCAGAAGTCGCTGCTTTGTTTGCTGTGTACAGTGCATTTTTTTGGAACTGTGAAAGATCTGATACCGCAATTTCCAGATTCCGCTGCCCACTGCGGAGTGCCGAAATATAGTCGATATATTCATGACGTCCCTGTTCTTTTTCAGGATAGAACTGCTCGTACAGTTCAATCATATGCTCAAACACATGCAGGAAATCCCGGCAAGATTCCTGCGCAATTTCCCTATACTTCAAACGGAAATTCTGGATCACATCCGCTTTCACGCTGCGGCGGCGCAGGCCGCTCGTAGTAGCACGCAGAATGCTTTCCTGTGCCTCCTTGAATGCTTGTGCAAAGGTCAGCATCGTTTCATAAAAATGGTCACCACAAGCACCCGGGTTGTTTAAAGCTTCTGCTTGTTTATCCAGATAAAATTTACGTGCCTCCTGCAAAATCGGCTTCAATTCCCGTGCGACACCATTATACGCATCGAATGATTTATCGAACACGATCACCTTTTGGAGGTAGTAAAAGCTCTGACTTCCATCCTCAGGCTTTTCCTCCGCAAACCTTATTCCACTTTTGGGGGAGATATTGATGTTCGCCGGATCAAAAAGTTCCTGCCGATACTCTTCCTCAAAATAGTCTTCCATCTTCTTCCACTGGCTGTAGTCTGGCCATTTGCCTGTTATCAGGATTCCAAGCAGCAAACTATAGACCTCAGGCTGTTTTTCAAGCCATTCACGGAACTCTTCTTCGGACAGACCGTACTCATCCAGAAGGCCCACACCCGAAATCAACGCGTTTTCAGCCGGACTGAGATTATCATTTATCACTTCTTTCAAGCCGCCATGATAGACTTCATCCAAACAGGAATAGTCCAATGCACTGATTTCCTCTTGTAGCAGATTCAGTTCATCCTCTTCTGAACCCCAATAGGATAGTTCCTTAGAACCTTCCGGAATCAGTAATCCGTCCAGCATGTCAATAGCCTGTTTTAGATTTGAATATAATTCCGACTTAACCATGTTATACCTCCTTGTCGGACGTTTGCTCTTCGTCCGGTTATCTTTATATAGAGTAGGCATAAGCAACATAGTTGTTTGCCATTCTACCAATCGTACCCCGGCTTTCACGAATCGCAGCCACACCAATGCTGTCCGCCGACAACTGTATAAACTGTTTCATGTGCCGCAGTCTATGCAACATCTTTGATTGCTATTCCTTCAAAGCCTGTATGTCCTTTACAATAGTAACAGAAAGGCCGGTGATGCCGAGCGTTTTTTCGTAGAACATAACGATTTATGCTATTGCTAGTATACGACTTATCTAATTACCAGTCAAGACTTCAAAAGATAAAATCGTAAGTACACACTACGATTTATCCAAGGAGGCTAAACCATGGAACGAGAGAAGCCCACATTTGATATCCTTGGCCGTATTGAGCGGGAACGCCTTTCCCGTGGCTGGTCTGAGTATGCCCTCGCAGAGAATTCAGGTCTGACACAATCTACCATTTCTACCTGGC